CAGCGGCCCCTGCCCGCGGCGCAGCCATGCCAGCAGATCCTGACATGATGGCGACGACAAGAGGAGTAGGCGGCAACCTGCGTCCGTCGGCTGGTCGGAACTGTGAACCGACTTCATGCGCCCGCCCTGCCCTTCGATGTAGAAGTGTTGGCGTTCTTCACCTTTGATCGCCGTCCATCCATAGCGTGCGGCGATGCGGTAGGTGTCTTGAGTTTCGTATCCTGAGTCGATGCACGTATGAATGTTTTTCACGCCCAGCTCGGCCAGTGTTTGTGCGATGTCCTCAATCGTTCGCCGGCGGCCTTCCTCAATCAGCCTGCTCGATCCGTCTCTGGCGAACGCACGCACCACGACCCAAAACTCGTCGATCTGCCTATCGATTGCAGCCAGCTTGATGTGATCCGTTTCCCAGCCCTGCTTTTTTGCAAAAGCTCCGGGCGGTATATTGTTCAGCTCGTTATCATCAAACTGATCTTCCCACGGCATCGCGCTCCATCCGTTCACCCATCCTTGTAGCCCGTGCAGATAATGCTTTTCCGTCAGGAACTTCTTAGCGCAATCAGCGAACGTGATCGTCGGGGAGTACCAGCTTGGCAGGCGGAACGATCTACGGCCAGCTTCTGAGCTTGCGTTTGCAGTCACCCACTTGCCCTGCTCGATCGATTGGCGGCGATTGCGTTCACTCCACGGAGCGTCGCATTTTGTGCAGTAGTAGGCGGCCGTTTCCGTCACCTTCCGCATGTCCCATTTACCATCCTCCGATCGTGCGGTTTCATCCCATCGGATCTGCCCAAACTCCATCGCCTGAAACTCTCCGCAGGAATGGCAAGGCACGTGGAATGTTTCCTGCGTTCCAACCTGATAGTTGATCCAGATGTCGCCGGTGTTCAGCGTAGGGGTGCTGGTCAGTACGTGCTTGCGTTGGGGGAAAGCCTTCGTCCGTTCTAACGCCAGCGAGTAAGCGGCCGCGTCCTTTTCGGATGGAGCTGCAAAAGAGTCAAGCTCGTCCAGCACGGCGATGCAGATCGGGCGTGAGGAAAGATTGGCCGGGCTGTTTGACCCGACCAAGGAAAGCGTCATCGTGGCAAATTGCATCTCCAAGATTTTCAGGTCGTCCATGTCTTGCGGAAACAGGCGCTTGACTGGCTTGCACTTTTCAAAGATGGGAGTCAGTCGCGTCTCGCTGTACGATCTAGCCAGATCCGCGTTCGGCATAACTAGCAAGGCCGGCGCTGGGTCGTTGGCGATCCTGTACGCCAGCCACACCGCCAGCGTCAGCGTCTTGCCGGTTTGTGATCCCCAGCAAAGCGTGACTGTATGCACGCCCGGATCGGCCAGCGCTTCCAGTACGCCCCGCACGTAAGGCGTCCATGTTGTGCTGTATAGCCCCGGCCGTGCGGTCAATCGGCTGTCTAGTTGGATATTGCGCTCCGCCCACTCGATCACCCCAGGGGGCTTTTCGTAGTGCCAGCGTATGCGTGCCCGTCGGCGCAGCTCCTCTTGGGCTTTCGTCACAGCGCCGCCTCTACTTGGCGCATGATCTGCCCCACCTCGTTCTCGACTTCGGCCTCCACCTCAACAGCTGGTCGGTTAGCGCAGATCGGGGCCAACCGCTTAGCCATGCCTTTAAGTAACGGCACAAGTGCGTTATCCCTTGCCGCCAGTACCTTGTCGGCCTCATCCACTGGCACCATCTTGCCCTCTGCTTGATCAATATCTGGGCGGTCGCCCTTCATTCGACGCAACGCTTCGACCAATTTTGTGTAGTTGCTGATCAGCTCGGATCGATCCGCCCGAGTATCGTCCTTTGCCGATTCGCCCAGGCTGGCCGCAAGATCCTCAAGTCTCTGGATCTCTACGTCCAGCCCCCCGCCCCTTGCCTTGACGAGCGGCTGGGCTTCTGCCTTTTTGCGCTGCAGATACACGGTGGCACGGGATTTGCCCGTAGCTGCCATGGCTCTTTTGACGTCGTGGTTTGCTGGCCTACCCATAGGACGCAAATGCTACGGGGTCACACTCAAGTAAAATACGGGAGTCGTTGCCACCGCTGAGTTTTCTACTCAAGGAGACTCCTGTTTTTTGCTCAAGAAATTTTGCATTTTTTACTCTAGAAACGGTCAAGCGCCCTGCTCTAGTTCCGCTTCTTTGATTTCTCTGTACTTTAGAGCAATCGGCTCTGCGTAGCGGACAAACTCTGCCTTGGTTTGTTGGTTCCAAGCCTGATGCTTAGATCGATTGCTTAGCCATTGACTAACCTTGATGATCGGCCACAGGAACGGTTTGCGTTCACTTGCAACGGAGACGGTGATGGGGTCTGGTAACATCTCTGCCCAAAGCATGACCTGCCTTACTACCGCCGGCTCACCTGTCTTTAGCTTGTGCCTGTTGGCGGCCACCCTTTCAAGTCGCTTACCCTGCTCATCAGTTAGGCCAGCTGCGCTTAACAGCTCAGCCACGTCCTTGCCGTCTGACCTAGCCTGGGCAATCATTGCGCCAGCGTCGGCTGCCAAGCCGATGACCTCGCCCACAGCTTGCAACGTGTCCTCACGCTTCTTGTTCAACTCTTTAACTATCTGTTTTAGTGTTTGCATTTAATCCCTTTCATTAGTGCGCCGATGTTATACTTGGGAGTCTCACGCCGGCGCTTATCGTGATGCTTCCGTGCCCGTTCATCATAAGAACTTCTGGCCTTCTCGCTTTTCTGTGAGCGTACTGGCAGGCCCAAGCGATCAGTCACGGCCAGCACCCTCTTGCTGAACGCCTGCTTGGTAATCTTGTATTCTTTAGCCAGTTGCGTCATGGACTTGGTCGATCTGTTTAGCACTACTGCCAGCACCGACTGTTCTAACGTATCCGACATAGACTGTACCGCTGGGTGGTCTGGCGCTTTAGTAATAAGGTAATTGAACACCTGCGTGGTCAGAGCAACCGATGACGTGGTCACGGTTACCCCTAACTCTGAGTACGCCTCCCTGACTAGATCCGTTAAGCCATCTATGCGTGACGACACATGCTTAGTACCGCACGGGATTCTTTCTAACGCTTGCTGATCTATCATATTAATTAACGCCCCTTTCAAACAGGGTCAGTGCAATAATGAAAATGGTGTAGTGCATTAGTGCAATAATAGGGCCTATAGGCCCTTTATTACTGCACCTACATGTTGGGCAATACTGCACTAGTGCATTAAGTATTACTGCACTAACTCTAAAAGGGCTCATTTGTCACCTTTCTGCTGAATAAACCATCCACCGCTTCCTCAATCAATCCATCCTCTTTAGCTTGCCTGATCCGTGCCTTAGCCTGCCGTTCCTGTAAGCCAGTAGCTTCCTGCACAAACGCTACCACTTGGCTGTACTTAGCCCCTTCGGGTAGCTTGCCCCAGTTGATCGTGGTGGCCCTACGACCGACCGACTTCTCGGGTGCATTCACCTCAATCCACGCCATGCCCTTGTCGGCATGCTTCAGGTGCACGGCCGGTTGCGTTTTAGACGCTATTAAATCGCTCGCAGTTACTCCTGGACGTAAGCCAGACCGCTTTCCGCGCTTGGTCACCTCTAGCTTGTAAGTGTAGTTGCCTTCCTCATTCTGGCCACAAGACGTAAGGGTTAATACGCTTCTTGCCCAGTTAGTCAGCTCCGATGATCCAAATCCGCTGTATGCCTTGTCGTGCCCTTGATACCCGCTGCCGTCCCGGGTGGGCTTAGGTGTATGATGTATCAACATCCAGGAAAAGTTGGCCGACAGAGCCAGAGGGTTGAGCAGGTTGCGTAGAAAGCCGCCAGCCGTCTCTTGGCTGGATAGGTCTCCCCCAATAAACGCCAGCAACGGATCTACCCACGCCAGATCCGGCTTATGTTTTTCTGCCAGCCGCCTCATCCGATCGACAAACCGTTCCCCAGTGGACGTGCAGTCACGTACAATTACTATGTTGGCCTTAACCCAGCCCAGCTCCTCGTCGGTCAAATCCAACGCTCGCAGTATCCCCTGCAACGCCTCCGCCACGTCGCCCTCGTCGTTCTCCGCCTGCACGATCAGCGACTTGAGCCTCTTGCCATGCGGGCTAATGCCAAAAAGATCACGGCCACACGCCCAGGTGATCGCCGCTTGCAGGCACAGCACACTCTTGCCTAGCCCGCTGCTACCTACCCACAGTGCCGATCCGCCCCGGCAGATCCAGCGCTGGCCAAGTAGCTGGGTGGGGTCGGCATCCTCCTTGAAATTGATCAACTGCTCCCACGTAAACGGCTGCGGCAGATCTCCGTACATGGTGCGTTCTTGCCATTCGATGTAGGTCAGGGTCGGCGCCCCACACTCCACCAGCTCCTGCTGCTGGCCAGTGGCCGTGCGCATGGC